CGTGCTATGCAGAAAGGCGACATGCCTAAAGACGGCGAAGCAGGTAAAGTTGCTAAAGACATGAAAAAGAGTGATGTAAAAGACTTTGCCAAGACCAAGCACAAAGGATTACCAACTAAAAAGAAAACAGAAGGCGCAGAAATAACTATGTGGACTAATCCTGAGTATCAGGGCGCCGATGTTGATGATGATTATTACAAAAAGCAAACAGTAAAAGTAGTAGACGTATCTAAACTTACACCGTTTGAACCTGCTGACAAAATGGATCCAAAAGATAATCACGATAATATGATGAGGTTTGTCGACAAAATTAAAGCAGGTGAAAAAATTAAGCCTATTGTGGTTGTGCCACACGAAGGTAAGTTATTAATTGTCGACGGACATCATAGATACTTTGCTCATTTAAAAGCAGGTGCTAATAAAATACGTGCAGTTATTGCTGACCCAAAAGATTTAACTTGGCGTGATGATGTTCCAGAAAGTAAACAAAATGAGGAAGCCGCTGGTGTAGGTATTGTAACTAAACAAAATGCTACTGCTGATGTTCCTGTAGGCGGAGAATACATGAATGTAAAAAAGCTATTTCCAAACAAAAAGCGTAAAGCTAAAAAGAAATAAATACAGTATGAAATATCAAGAGTTAATAAAAGGATTTAAACTGTGGAAAGTCGGCGTAAAAGTTAATATGCCGGGCTATAGTCAAGTTATTGACACTACAGTTATTGCTAAGAATAGAGAAATGGCACGTAGATTAACTCTAGCACAGTTTGGTAAAACTAGTATTATTAGAACAGTAACGGAAATAAAATGAAAATTAGAGATATTATAGTAGAATTTGCCTCAGCAAGCGCAACAGCAACTCCTGCTGTTAGTTCGGGTACTCCTGTTGCTAAACACAGCAAAGGTAAATCTTATACAGGATCGCCTGGTAAGAGTGGTACAAAAGCACCAAAACAGCAGAAGCCTAAAAAACAAACACCAAAAGACAATGCGCTAGATGGTGATCAGTTGATGGCGGGCCAGGGTGTTCTTAAAAGAGGCTAAGAAAGATAAATACTAGCATGAAACAGAGTAAGATTATTCAAGAAGCTGATGACAAACGTAATTACGATCATGAAGCAGACATGGCTCGTTCAGAGCTGTATAGACTAGCAGAGTATTCTGTTAAGCTGTTCAAAATGATCGAACCTGGTAGTAATTTAGAAGGATGGACAGCATCTAAAATTACTAAAGCTGCAGATTATATTGGTAGTGTATATCATTATATGAAGTACGAATCAAAATTTGGTGACGAAGATCAAGACGTTGATCGTGACGAAATGGACTATGACGAGTCTATTAAAAAAGATCTTACTAATAAACTTGCCGAGCAATGGCAACATCGTAAACAAGGATAAAACAATGGACTTTAACGCAATCGTAAACAAACTAAGAGAAATTGAGCCTACAGATATTGCTAATCCCAATGCTGAAGCGCCAAAAGCAGACACCAAAGCACCACTAGTGCTAAGTGAAGCGGCACAACTACGTGTCAAAGCAGGTATTTCAACTGTACTTGAAGAATCAAAGAAAGTTGAAGAAGCAGTTGATATGTGTCCAGAGGCATGTTGCGGTAAGCCTGTAACTGAATGTAAATGCGGTCCAGATTGCGAACATTGTGATTGCCATGCTAAGAATGCGGCAATGAAAGAAGGAAAAATGCCTCAAGCGGCTATTGACGCTTTAGAAAAGAAGAAAGGCAAAAAATCAAAAAAAGCTGATGACGATCAGAAAAAAGAGTCTACAAAAGAGTCCAAAGAAACAAAAGCAAAAAAGTTTGACGAAGAAGTTGAAGATATCCTAAAAACAGCAGAAGCAAAACTTGTTAAAGAAGCTAAAAAGAAAATGCCTGATTATCCAGATGTTGACGGTGACGGAAATAAAGAAGAGCCAATTGAAAAAGCTCAAAAAGATAAAGAAGCAAAAGGCGGCGACAAGAAAAAACCTGCTTCAAAAGGTCTTTCAGCAAAACAAAAGAAATTACCAGCAGGATTACAAAACGCTATCGCTAAAAAGAAAGGTAAAACTGAATCAGTTGTTACTACTAAGAAAGCAGTTGCTGAGTCAATGAGCTTCTTAGATGCTATTAAAATTGTAAAAGAAAGTAACGGCGAAATGAAAGTAAATGCTGTTGACACTGCTATTTGGAATTGGGCAAAACGTGTTGCCGCATCCAAAGTAACAGAAGGTGGAGTTAAACAAGAAGCATACGCCGCTAAAGTATACGAATCAAAAGGCGGTGTTTGGGACGTTACTAGAACAGTTATTTCAGAATAGATTAAAATACATATTGGTAAAATTAGGCAGTTAAAATACTTGACTGCCTTTTTTTATGACTATATAATACATACATTAACTAGGAGATTAATTTATGGCACGATCACATTATGGTCCCGAAGAGAAAGCAAAACTCGAAAGACTAATTAAAGAAGGCTCTACAGTATTACAAGAAATTGAAGATCTAAATGCTGGATTGAAAGACACAGTAAAGGCAGTAGCAGAAGAACTTGAAATTAAACCAAGCACAATCAATAAGGCAATTAAAATCGCACACAAAGACGAGTGGGCAAAACACGAAGAAGAGTGGGAAGAAATCGAAAGCATTTTAGGTATTACTAAAAATTTACCCGGTGATAGCCAAGGTGATTCGTGAAACAAACAGTAGTAGACTTTTGGCTTAACAGTTATCATTCAGACAAAACAGCATTCTTTTTTGAATTAGTTAGTTTTGTATTTACGGTAGGTGCTAGTTTAACATTAGCAATACACGCAAAAGATCCAAACATGATGTATGTTTATCCTGGATTTTTTGTAGGTAGCATAACACAAGCATACGCAAGTTACAGACGAGGCGCGGCATGGGTTATGTTGTTAACTGTATACTTCGCTATTATAAACGTATTCGGATTCGGCGTTGCCGCTAGTTGGTGGTAATAAATAGTTTTGAGAAAGGCAAGATCAGCCATAAGTGATCATTAGGTATTTGTCAACCATAAGTGACATAGGAGAAAATATATGAGTTATGTAGATGCGTTCTACAATCGTGATACCGATACCATTCACGTTGTTGAAAGAGACACTAATGGTAAACGTCAATTTAAAGAATACCCCGCAAGATATCTATTTTACTACCCAGATGCTAAAGGAAAGTATACTAGCATTTACGGTGATCCACTTAATCGTGTAACTTGTAAAAATCTAAAAGACTTCCACAAAGAACAAAAGATCTACAGTAGCAGAAAACTCTATGAAAGCGATATCAATCCAATTTTCCGTTGCTTAGAAGATAACTATCTCAATCAAGACGCACCTAAACTTAATGTTGCGTTTTTCGATATTGAGGTTGACTTTGATCCAGAACGAGGATATGCTTCTCCAGAAGATGCGTTTATGCCTATTACTTCTATTGCTATTCATCTTCAATGGTTAGATACATTAGTTTGTTTTGCTATTCCTCCAAAGACAATGAACATGGAAGAAGCACAGGAATCTATTAAAGGTATTCCAGATACCTTTCTATTTGAAACAGAAGGCGAACTACTAGATGCGTTCTTAGATCTAATTCAAGACGCAGATATCTTAACAGGCTGGAATAGTGAAGGTTTTGATATTCCGTACACAGTTAACCGTGTAACAAAAGTTCTATCTAAAGAAGATACAAGACGCTTTTGTTTATGGAATCAAATGCCAAAGAAGCGTGAGTTTGAAAAGTTTGGTCGTAAGAGTGTAACATATGACTTTTATGGTCGTGTACACTTAGATAGTTTAGAACTGTATCGTAAGTACACCTATGAAGAACGGCATACGTATCGATTAGATGCTATTGGTGAAATGGAAATTGGTGAAAACAAAACTGTTTACGAAGGCACACTTGATCAATTATACAACAATGACTTTAGAACGTTTATTGAATATAATAGACAAGATACAGCACTACTTGATAAACTTGATAAGAAACTAAAGTTTCTTGATTTAGCGAATACAGTTGCTCACGAAAATACTGTATTGCTACAAACTACAATGGGTGCTGTTGCTGTTACAGAACAAGGTATTATCAACGAAGCACACAGACGTGGCTTTATTGTTCCAAACCGTATTAGACGAGAGCCTGGCAGTGAGCCTGCGGCAGGTGCTTATGTAGCATATCCTAAGAAAGGTATACATAAATGGATCGGCTCTGTAGATATTAACTCACTGTATCCTAGTGCCATTCGTGCTTTAAACATGGGCCCTGAAACTATCATAGGTCAACTTCGTCAAGAATACACAAAAAACTACATTGAAGAGCAAATGGTCCGTCATAAAAAATCCTTTGCCGCGGCATGGGAAGGACAGTTTGGTAGTTTAGAATATGAGCTTGTTATGGAACGTAACGTAGCAAAAGAAATTGTAATTGATTGGGAAGATGGTAATAGTGATACACTTACAGGCGCACAGATTTACGATTTAATATTCGAAAGCAATCAGCCTTGGATGCTAAGTGCTAATGGCACAATTTTCACTTATGAGAAGGAAGGCATTATTCCAGGTCTGCTAAAGCGTTGGTATGCTGAACGTAAAGAAATGCAGAAGAAACTAAAAGAGTCTAAAGACGCAGGAAATAAAATTGAAATTGAATACTGGGACAAACGCCAGCTTGTTAAAAAAATTAATCTTAACTCTCTTTACGGGGCCATTCTTAATCCTGGTTGTAGATTTTTTGACAACAGGATCGGGCAAAGTACAACACTTACTGGACGTACTATTGTAAAACATATGGCGAGTAAGATCAATGAGATTATTACTGGTGAATATGATTACAAAGGCAAAGCAGTAATTTACGGTGATACTGACTCTTGTTACTTCAGTGCTTATAATGTGCTAAAGTCTGAAATAGAAAAAGGTCAAATTCCGTGGGATAAAGACAGCGTTGTTAAACTATATGATCAGATCGCCGATGATGCGTCTGATAGTTTTCCTAAAATGATGCTAGATAAATTCCATTGTCCTAAAACTAGAGGCGATGTGATTGCCGCTGGTCGTGAAGTAGTTGCTTCAAGCGGACTGTTTATTACAAAGAAACGATACGCTGTTCTATATTACGACATGGAAGGATTCCGTGTTGATATTGATGGCAAGCCGGGTAACATTAAAGCGATGGGCTTGGACCTAAAACGCTCAGACACTCCTGTTGTTATTCAGGACTTTTTAAAAGAAGTTCTCGAAAAAGTTCTCGACGGAAAGCCAAAAGAAGAAGTACTAGACTATATTACAGAATTCCGTACATTGTTTCACGGACGATCAGGTTGGGAGAAAGGTTCTCCTAAACGTGCTAATAAGATTACTGAATATCAAGCAAAGGAAAAGAAACTAGGTAAAGCAAACATGCCCGGACACGTAAGAGCAAGTATCAACTGGAACACACTCAAGCGTATGAACGGTGACAAATACTCACAAACTATTACAGACGGTGCTAAAGTTATTGTTTGTAAAGTTAAAGATAATCCTATGGGATTTACTAGTGTTGCGTATCCGGTAGATGAACTAAGATTGCCGGAATGGTTTAAAGAATTACCATTCGATGACGCCACTATGGAAACTACTGTTATCGATGAAAAACTTGGAAATTTAATCGGTGTTTTGGATTGGGATATTTCGTCCACAAGACAAGACAATACTTTCAACAATTTGTTTGATTTTGAATAATAAAGTGTTGACAAACCTAAATAAATGTACTATAATGTATATTAGAACTATGGAGATACCCAGATGAAAGACATCCTACAAGACATTGTAAGCCATACACAGAACCTCGGCTTTCTAACAACCGTAAAGGTTACAGGTGAAGAAGAAAGTACTGCTATTTTTTCAATGGCAGATGACCGTTCAGTGATCATGGAAGCAACAACTCATAATCCTTATCCGGATATGATTGGCATTTTTGGAATGCCGCAACTTAATAAACTAAAGTATTTGCTAGACGGTAGCGAATACAAAGAAGATGCTAAGATCAATATTACAACAGCAGATCGCAACGGCGAAACTATGCCAGTCGGTATTCACTTTGAAAATAAAAACGGAGACTTTAAAAACGATTATCGTTTCATGAATATGGAAATTATTAATGAAAAGATGAAAACTGTAAAGTTCCGTGGTGCTAACTGGAACGTAACTATTGTTCCTACACTTGCTGGAGTACAACGTATGAACTTCCAAGCAGGCGCTAACCCAGAGCATCCTACGTTCCTTGCTAAAACTGATCAAGGTAATCTTAAATTTATCTTTGGTGACGCAAGTTCACACGCAGGTGAATTTATTTTTGCTACTGATGTTGAAGGTACATTAGATCGCGGCTGGACTTGGCCTGTTGCTCCTATCCTTGCTATTCTTAAAATTGCTGATGTTAACAATACTAAGATGAGCTTGAGTAACGATGGTGCTATCCAAATTGAACTAGACAGTGGACTAGCAAATTACAAATATATCATTCCAGCACAGGCGGCCTAAATAATACTATGAAAGCACCAGTTAACTTAACAAAATTACAGAAAGACTACGCAGTGTATTTGCCTGCTATTAGTACTTTCTATTCAACGTACATATCTAAACAAAGATATGAAGAATTTGTTCCAGCAGATAGACTACCTAAAGGGTTTGATCGCGGCATTGAAGGAATGAACTTTTTAAACGCAGAGCAAGGATATTTTGATTACAAATATGGTTTGTATTCTGCGGGTCATGCGCAACTTGATCTTGATAAAACTATTAAACAAGATAGCATGGTTCAAGAACGTGATAGAGAGAATACTGTTATTGTAGGTGACTCAGGTGGTTATCAGATTGGTAAGGGTGTTCTTAAGTTTGATTGGCATAATTTTGAAGGTGCCGCGGCTGATAAAACCCGTAGCAACATTCTTAACTGGCTAGAGCTAACAGCAGATTGGTCAATGCTACTTGATGTTCCGACTTGGGCTAGTGATCACATTCACTCTCCTAAAACAGGACTAAAAAGTTTTGATGATTGTTTAGAAAAAACACTACACAACAACAAATACTTTATTGATAATAGATTAGGTAACACAAAGTTCTTAAACGTTTTACAAGGTAGCGACTGGGAAACTGCTGATGCTTGGTATCAAGCAGTTAAACATTTACCAACAGAAGGTTGGGCTATGGGCGGTAAAAACATGTGCGACATGGAAATTGCTCTAAAGCGTATTATCACACTACGTGATGAAAAACTATTAGAAGACCGAGACTGGATGCACTTCTTGGGTACAGCACAATTAGATTGGAGTTGTTACTTAACTAGTATTCAACGTCAAGTAAGAAAAACAGTTAACGAAAACTTTACAGCATCATTTGACTGTGCTTCACCGTTTATTGCTACTGCTCACGGACTTGTATACACTAACGCACAACACACAAACAAACGCTGGTCAGTTATTATGGACAAAGCGCCTGATAATAAAGACATTAGTCAACGTTTTGATATTCCATTTCCGTTTGAAAGTGAAATTGGCAGACGAATGACACAAGGTGATGTGTGTTGGTATAAAGGCGATATGCAAAACAAAATAGGTAAAGTTGGAAAGACTAGTTGGGATAGTTTTAGTTACGCACTGATGATGGCACATAATACATATTGTCATATTGTAGCAGTACAACGTGCTAACAACTTAACTGACATCGAAACTGCTCGATTTAAGCCAGACTGGAGAGCATGGCGTAAAATTAAAGATGCTGATATGAGTGACGAATTTAGTGATTGGGTACCTCGTAATGTATTGTACTTTGATCGCTTTGTAGAAGAGTTATTTGTTAGTGAAAAACCGTTTGAAATGATCGAACAAGCAAAACCTATGTTAAACAATATGATGGGTATGCGTTTGAAAGGCGGAGTAGCAAATAACACGTTTAATAACTTGTTCGAAGAAGAACAAAAAACAGGTGGTATTGAAGACTTTAATGATCCAAATGACGAAGCACTTGCTGAATTAGAGGAACTATATCACGAACAGGAGGCGTAATGTCAAACAAAGACAATCTAGAGTATCTTAAACAAAAACATTTAGAACTCGATACAAAGATTGATCGTTTATCTAATCCATATTTAGGTACAGATCCTTTTAAACTAACTGAACTTAAAAAAGAAAAACTGTTAATTAAAGAACACATCACAAGGCTAGAAGAAGCAAAACTATGAAAAGACAATATGAAACAGGAACAGCAGATAACGTTACCTTTTTTAAAGGCGTTGAAGTTGAAAAAACTGTTGCTTACGGATTAAAAACACTATTTGTTACTGGCATTAACGATGTTAGTGTTATACGCAGTTACATTGAAGATGAAAAACATATTTTCTTTGGTGCTAATCACAGTTTTGATCCTGCTTCATGTCAACATAGCGCAGACTACTACGAGGAATGGGATAAGATGATTATACCGTTTCTCGAAGATGGTTTTTTATGTAGTTTAGATATTCCAATCAATGCCGCCGAAGAATTCCTAGAAGGGCCTCTTGTAGAGGATGACAACTTTATCCCACAACTTCGCGTTCCGGTGCCTTACGTGAAACAGTGGAACTATAACACTATGTTAAAAATTGATGATAAAGATTTTAAGGCAACTAACCCAGGCGTCTGGTGTCACAGTTTACACGATCTAATGGATAGAGAAAAATTCACAGATTGGGCAAAATATACACTTGACAAACCCGTAGAATAATGGTATACTATAATGGAACAACGAGAAAGTTATCACAACTACATGATGAGAAAAATGAAAGAAGACGACTACAAAAACTATATGAGATCTCAGGTAAATAGATCAATATGGGTTACATTCAAAAAAGAAGGGATTCACAAATATCCTGCGGCTCTTACAGATCCAAAGTTGGCAACAGGTGACTGGGATGATGTTTCGTTCCTTGGTTATCCTCATCGCCATATTTTTCATTTCCGGGTGCGCATCGAAGTGCGTCACAACGATAGAGATATCGAATTCATCCAGTTCAAACGGTGGCTCGAAAGACTCTATTCCGGAGCAAATAATCAAGGAAGCGAAGGAGAAGACAATGCCAACTCTGAAGTGCTCCTTTTAGATTACAAAAGTTGCGAGATGATCGCTGACGAATTGTATGATAAAATTTCTGCGAAATATCCAGGCCGCTTTGTAGAAATTGATGTAGCCGAAGACGGCGAAAATGGCTGTTCAATCTTTTATCCCAAACCACAATAAGTGAAAACCATAAGAGGAATATTAAAATGGCAATCAAGTTTAACCGCGATGCGTATACTCGAGTCTTTAACGACTTGGATACGTACTTGGATTTTTGCCGCTTTGAACTCCGTGAGTTCAATCCCGCTCATCTTTACAATAAGTCCAATGAAAATTGGCGGGCTTATTTGGCAAGCAAGCGGAGCAATTATCGTCCACGGAGGCCACGTTATAATAACAATTATAAAAGGAATAACTAATGACCATTTACATTGTAGACATTGAAGCAGTAGACACACGTTACACAAAACAGTGGAAGGAACATGTTCCTAACTTATTGCGGAATGCTACAGGTAAAGAAGTCGTAGTTATAAGTGGGGGAGAGACGCCTCAGGCTACAACACCTGGGGCGTTCCTCAACTTTGGTGGTACTAATGTTTACAAGAGTAAACAATTAGAAACTATCGGAGAAATGTTTTGTGAAGGTAAAATTAAAAATGAAGATTATTTCCTATATACGGATGCGTGGAACCCAACTGTTATCCAACTTCGTTACATGGCTGAATTACTCGGCGTGGACATTAGAATCGGTGGCTTATGGCATGCTGGCTCTTATGATCCTCATGATTTCCTTGGGAGGCTTATAGGCAATAAGCCTTGGGTAAGACATGCTGAACAAAGTATGTATGAATGTTATGATCATAACTTTTATGCTACACAGTTTCACATAGACTTATTTAAAAAAGCATTTAATACAGACAACAGTAAGATTGTACGTACTGGTTGGCCTATGGAGTACTTACAAAATACTCTTTCTATGTATAAAGGAATGAAAAAGAGAGATCTTATTTTATTCCCCCATCGTATTGCTCCTGAAAAACAAGTTGAAATTTTCCGTGATTTAAAAGAACACTTGCCACAATACGAGTTCGTGATTTGTCAAGAACAAGAACTTACTAAGAATGAGTATCACAACTTGCTAGGTGAAGCAAAAATGGTGTTTAGTGCTAACTTACAAGAAACACTCGGTATTAGTTGGTACGAAGGCGCACTAGTAGATGCTATTCCTATGGTTCCAGATAGATTGAGCTACAGTGAAATGGCTATTGATGCTTTTAAATACCCAAGTGAATGGACTGAAGATTTTAATAGTTATACTACTAATAAAGATGCTGTTATCGAACGCATTATCTATCTAATGGAAAATTATAAAGATCAACAATTAAACCTAAATAAACAAGTAAAGCTACTGAAAGATGACTTTTTCGGTTGCTCTAATATGATAAAAGTGTTACAATACTAATATGATGAGAGACATCCTCGTCTATAACTCGGAGAAAAACATTGGCTAAGTCAGATGAAATTAAAGCAAAATTAGAAGATGCCGGCATTCGCTATTGGGCGGGTGACAACATTTCAGAAGTCCTACAAAAGGGCGACAAAGAAGAACTTATTGAAGAACTTACAGGTAAGTTTGAAAGTGTACTAGACAGTCTAGTAATTGATCGACACAACGATCCTAACAGCATGGACACAGGCAGACGCCTAGCAAAGATGTATGTTAATGAGATCATGAGTGGTCGATATAGTTCTATTCCTAACGCAACAGCATTTCCAAATGAAGGTGAAGATGCCTACACAGGTATGTTAGTAGTTCGAAGCGAACTACGCAGTGTTTGTTCACACCATCATCAACCAGTTACAGGTGTAGCATATATTGGTATTATTCCTAATGGTAAAGTAATTGGGCTTTCTAAATACACACGTATCGCACAATGGTGTGCTAGACGCGGAACACTACAAGAAGAACTTTGTAACGACATTGCTCGCGAAATTGAAAAAGCAACTGGAGCAAAGAATCTAGGTGTTTATATTCAAGCAACACATGGATGTTGTGAGAATCGAGGTATTATGGCACACAGCAGTTTAACACAAACAACAGTGTTAAAAGGTAGTTTCAAAGAAGATAGTGGAACTAAAAAAGAATTTATGGACAATATTAAATTACAACAGGAGTTTGCGCCAAGATGATAAAAGAAGGACCATTGCTAACAGCATTACACGCACCTGATGATGGTGTATTGAAGCAAGAATTTATTACTTACAGGCTAAAAGAAGATATGCTTGTTAGAGAAGTAGTAACTCGAAAATTTAAAGAAGATGGTGACTACTATGACACTTCGTCTTCAGAACCTTTACTAAAGGTGGTAAGATAATGCCTATTCCAGAACATATTATAGTTCCAGCAGGAAAAGATCCTGGTAAAGGACATTTTTACGTAAGTTTAATTAAAAGCGGTGTACGTCTAGCAGGGTGTTTAGTTACTGCTTATACAGGATCAGTAATAACACTAGCAATATTTTTTGCTATCGCAGAGTTTATAGGAATCGCAGAAGAGATTGTATAATGGGACCTTATTCAGAAACATTACAAAATAAACGCAAAGCTAACTTAGAGTTAGTAATTGCCAATCCAAATTTAAGTGATGATATGAAAAGAATATGGACTAAACATCTTAACAATCTAGCAGTAAACGAAGATGAATATAATGCTAGAGTAGTTAATGTATTTCAAAATATTAGGAAAGGTGGTATCTATGATTTTGAAACTTCTTGATAAGCTAGGGCGTAAACGTGTAATTACAGACAGAGACGGAAAGGTACCATACCTTATCCGTTATTATCTATTTTTAAAAGAACGCAAGAACTTTCCTTTTAACATTACACTACACAAAGTTCTTGTAAGTGACGAACCTACACTACATGATCATCCCTGGGGATATGCTACTTTTATTCTTAAAGGTGGTTACTGGGAACATATTCCAGTTATTAGTAAAGAAGGTTTTGTAGTAGGTGCTACAAGAGTATGGCGTGGCCCAGGACATTTTAGAATTAGAAAAGCAGATGATTTACATTGGTTGGAGTTAGAAAAAGATGAAAATGGTAATGAAATACCTTGTTGGAGTTTGTTCTTTATGGGCAAGAAAAGTAAAGAATGGGGCTTTGTACGTTTTGTTGGAGTCCAAGATGTTGCTAACATCGACGACGCAGGATACCGTTGGATTCACAATGAAGAATACCTCGCTCGAGGGGCCAAAGTGGACCATTCATGAATATTATGACTACCTTATCGGAGAAGTAGATGAGAAAGGCGTACCAGTTGGAGATAAAAGGTGAATATTAAGAAACACTATTACACATGGCAAGACGTAGAACGTATGTGCGTCAGTATTGTAAATCAGATGTACAAGGACAATTGGCGCCCTGATTATATTGTAGGTATTACACGAGGTGGTAATGTTCCTGCTACTATTATTAGTAACATGACCGGCATCAGTTGTGAAGCATTAAAAGTAAGTTTACGTGACGATAGTGGCCACGGAAGTGAAACTAACTGTTGGATGAGTGAAGATGCGTTTGGATATGTAAGTGAAGATGCTGATAAAGTTACAGGCGGTCCACTAGAAAAGAAAATTCTTATTGTTGACGATATCAACGATACAGGGGCCACGTTTAACTGGATTATGGAAGATTGGCAGGCAAGTTGTTTACCAAATGATCCTAAATGGAAAAAGGTGTGGGGCAATAATGTTCGATTCGCTACACTAACAGACAACGCTTCAAGTAACTTTGAAAACACTGTAGATTATACTTGCCACGAAGTAAACAAAGCAGAAGAAGATGTTTGGCTTGTGTATCCTTGGGAAAACGTAGGAGAATATTAATGTGGACCTTAGTTTTTATCAATTTAATGTTTAACCCAGTTCAAGATGCTAACGAACCTGTAATTGAAGCATGGTATGAGTTTGACACTATGGAACAATGCTTTATAGGTAGAGAAGTTTTACTAGACGAATTAGGCACAGGTACTGATTACTTTCCTAAAGGTACACAAGCAGTTTGTATTAATAACGGAGGCAAAGCATAATGGCATTTGAATGGGGCAGAATTCATAAATGGGAAGAAAACTACGAGCGTGATATTACAGATGATGTTCGTACACAAATTTGTGAACACTATGGTGTAGAAGAAGTTACAGAACTTACTGAAGAACAAATTAACGAAGTACAAGTATTTCGAGACGAACTAAATGAGTATTCAGTAATGCAATGGGGCTTTAGCAATATCTATTCCGAATGGGAAATGGAAAATGCGTGACGATTTAATGGTACAACAACAAGTAGAAAATGTATGGCAACATATGGTTGGTGTTATTTGTTTGAATTGTACAAACCGCAAACAAGTTAAAGCAGTACTACCTACATTCTTTAACAAGTGGAGTACGCATTCAAGTTTACTACACGCAACACGCAATGAAATAGAAGAAGTAATTGCTCCTTTAGGCATGAAGCATGTACGAGCAGAAAGACTGTATCGAATGAGTGAACAGTTTGGAGATTGGGATGGTAATGATGCTACACAATTATACGGTATTGGCAAGTACGGTTCTGACAGTTATAGACTTTTTTATAAGAATGAAATACCTGAGAACGTAGGCGATCACGAATTGAAAAGATACATAGAGGAAGAATTAAATGTCGCATAATATGATTGATCAAATAGTGCCTGTACATTGCACTAATAACGGTAAAGAAACAAACGGCTACATCATAAATGTAAGGTTAGAGAAGTTTATTGATGTAAGTATGAATACAGTTAAAGTACATTTTGTGTACGTTGCTAAACATAAACATTATGTAGGAAATATGGCAGGATATGAATTTACAATTAAAGCAGATGATCTTCCTGACGATCCTGCTATTAAGACGTTTAGGAGAACACGTTAATGGAGTTTAACGAAGTACCTTGGACCGACGTTGTAATCGATACAAGACATTTTACAGTTTTTAAAGATGGTTTTCCAGTAACCGAAGGACATATTCTATTTGTACCAAAGATACATGATTGGGATCATCTTGCTAGGTGTTATAAAGCCGCTTATGCTTGGGGTTATGATTGGGTTCAAAAAGGCATTTGCGATTCTTATAACATTGGACAGAATGTAGGCGCTGAAGCAGGTCAAACTGTAATGTGGCCGCATGTACATCTTATACCAAGACGTAAGGGTGACATGGATGACCCACGTGGCGGTGTACGTCATGTAATACCAGAAAAAGGCAATTATAGAAAAGGAGATAGTAATGGCTTATGATAGAAAACTAATGATTGAAGCAATGATTAAACACGCAGAAGGACATATTGCTAAACACAAAGCAAACGTTGAAGTGTACTTCCACAATGCGGCAGGTATTGGTGAACATCCTGATGTTCTTGAAGCAATCGAAAAAGAACTGAACATTGTAGCAGAATATGATGATCAGATTGAAATGTTAAAGAAGTACTTTTAATATGAGTACTACTGTTTTTTTAGGTGATAGTCATACATGTGGATATGATTCGCTACCAGGTAAAGTTGGTCCTGGTAGCTACTCTATGTGGAATGATAATAACTATGCTGAATTATACGGTTTAGAGCATAATAAAAAAACAGCAATATACGCTGTTCCGGGTTCATGTAATAGAATTTACCCTGACTGGCTAAAAACTATGTTTGATAGATATCCTGATACTAACGAAGTGTTTGTTTGTTTATCAGCATGGAATAGATTTATTTTAGCATTTAATAAAATGCTGTCGCCTGAAGTATTGCCTGTAGATTTCTTTACTAAGAAAGTTACAGAAAAGCACAACGGTTTAATTGACATTTATCAAGATGAATTATTCAAAGAAGATAGATTCCAATTATACAACAAACCACATCAAGGTGATTTTCAAGAAATGGCCGGGGCAAAGTTTAATTACGATAATGCCTTGGTTGACCCAGATATTAGAAAAGATAGTTTTATGAAAGTAAAACTATTCTTTGATCTAAATACACACCTTGAACAAAGAGACTTTTTTAAAGACATATATACTATGGATAGAATGTGTGCTGATCGAAACTGCTCTTTGTACATTTTTAATATGACTGATCGAATGAAGTTTCCAGAAAAATTTGATTTTTACGGCGACTTAAAAGTAACTACTGTTTCACCTGTTACTGTTGAGCAGTATTTTAAAAAGAAGTTTATCAATCATGAAAAGTATTACTTAGATGACGGTGAACACTATAATAAAGAATATCATAAACTAATTTCAGAGGACTTCCTTTCTTGGTTAAAAGACTGTTAATTGCCGGCGATAGTTTTGCCGCTAGATATCCAAATGATAAAGGACACGGCTGGCCTTTATTGTTTCGCGAGCAATATGAAGTTACGAATGTAGCACAAGCAGGTGTTAGTGAATATAAGATTCTTAAACAATTAAAGAACATTACTAACATCGGACAGTATCAATATATTATTGTAGCACACACAAGTCCGCACAGAGTACACACAAGACAA